ATCGAAACTGTTTTAGGTTTACAAACGATATTTATTATAGAACGAATAATCTAATTTAAGATAAAATGGCAGAATCATTAATCTCCCCAGGGGTACTATCAAGAGAGCAAGATAGATCATTTCTACCTCCTGCACCTATTGTTGCTGGAGCAGCTTTTATAGGCCCAACAGTAATCGGACCTGTAGAAGAGCCAACAGTAGTTACTTCTTATGGTGACTACCAAAGAAAATTTGGTGTTACTTTTTCATCAGGTTCAAACAAATACGAATTTTTAACATCATTAGCGGTTAAGTCTTACTTCGAGCAAGGCGGAAACACTGCTCTTATTACAAGAGTTGTTTCTGGTTCCTTTACTGGAGCTTCTGACGACGGTATCACTGCTGAAGACGGAGGTAGTGCTCCATTTACAATTGAAACACTAGGTAAAGGATCAGTCCTTAACAATAACGGTGGACAAAATAGTGATGGATCATTAATTAACGGCTCTGCTGATAACGTAAGATGGGAAATTTCCAACATCGACGAAGCTAACGGTACATTCTCACTTATCATTAGAAGAGGTGATGATAACCTTAAGCAAAAGACAGTATTAGAATCGTTTAACGATTTAAGTTTAGATCCAAACTCAGAAGGATACATTGCTAAGATTGTTGGTGACCAGTACAAGACTAAAGCCACTGATGGGTCATCTACTTATATCTCAACAATAGGATCTTACGTAAACAGATCAAACTATATTAGAATTTCTGGAGTAAACAGACAGACACTAAATTACCTATCTAACGATGGTATCAATAGAAGTGATGATAACTATACAGGATCACTTCCAATTGCTCAATCTGGTTCGTTCTCTGGAGCTTCTGGTAACTTATATAAAGATGATGCTCCTAATAACATGTTTAGCGAGATATCAAATGCAAATACTCAAGGATTAGTTGCTTCGAATTACGCTGATGCGATTTCAATCTTAACTAACCAAGACGAATATGTATTTAACATCGTATCTGCACCAGGTCTAATCTACAGCTTTGGGGATCATAAGACTCAATTAGATTCTTTAATCTCATTAGCATCTGATAGAGGAGACAACATTGCAGTAGTAGATTTATCACCTTACGGTACTAGTGTATCAAATGCAGCAGGAAATGCAGCATCAGTTAACAGCTCATATGCAGCTACTTACTGGCCATGGTTACAAATGGCAACATCAACCGGTAAGTTAGAATTCGTTCCTGCATCAGTAGTTATTCCTGGAGTATATACATTTACTGATAGTGCAGCAGCACCATGGTTCGCACCAGCTGGTTTAACTAGAGGAGGTATTCCTAACGTTATTCAAGCTGAAAGAAAGGTAACAAGATCTCAAAGAGATACTTTATACTCAGCTAACGTAAACCCAATCGCTACATTCCCTGGATCTGGTATATCAGTATTCGGTCAGAAAACTTTACAGAAGAAAAAATCAGCTTTAGATAGAGTTAATGTTAGAAGATTGTTAATTGACCTTAAGAAATTCTTAGGAGATCAAGCGAAGACATTAGTATTCGAGCAAAACACAATTGCTACAAGAAATACTTTCTTAGCAAATGTTAACCCTTACCTAGAGTCAGTGGTACAAAGACAAGGTCTTTATGCTTATAGAGTGGTAATGGATGATACGAATAATACAGCAGATGTAATTGATAGAAACCAATTAGTAGGTCAAATCTTTATACAGCCAGCTAAAACAGCGGAATTCATCACATTAGACTTCGTAATCTTACCAACTGGAGCTACTTTAGGAGAATAATTTAAAAGTTGAATATTTATAATAAACGAAAAATAAAATGGCAGTATTAGATCCTAACGAAATAATGTTCAGAGCTTTCGAACCGAAAGTGCAAAACAGATTTATCATGTATATTGATGCGATTCCATCATTCATGATAAAGAATGTCAAAGCTCCTACTTTTACAGATAACGTAGTTAAGCTTGACCATATAAACACCTATAGAAAGATCCGTGGAAAAAGAGAATGGGCAGAAATGACTATGACTCTTTACGATCCGATCACTCCAAGTGGAGCACAAGCCGTAATGGAATGGGCAAGACTAGGATACGAATCAGTAACTGGTAGAGCTGGATACTCAGACTTCTACAAGAAAGATTTAACACTTAACGTATTAGGTCCTGTAGGGGATGTAATTGGAGAGTGGATTATCAAAGGAGCATTCGTAACTAATGGAGACTTCGGACAGTTTGACTGGTCTTCAGATGCAGTTGTTGATTTAGGGATCACAATCAACATGGATTACTGCGTACTCAACTACTAGGATACAATACATTTTATATATAAAGAAGCCCCTTTTGGGGCTTTTTTTATTAATTATAGTTGCCTAAAAAAATTAAAGTTCGTATATTTATATATAAACTAGTTTTTAATTAATTAAATTTATGGAACCAAAATTTAAAATTCCTACCGAACAGGTAGAACTACCTTCGAAGGGTAAATTTTATCCTGAAGATCATCCCCTCAAAAGCGGTACTGTAGAAATGAAATACATGACAGCAAAAGAAGAGGATATCTTAACAAATCAAAACTATATCTCAAAAGGAATAGTTATTGATAAATTATTACAGTCTCTTCTTGTAACAGACTTTAACTACGATGACATTTTAATAGGCGATAAGAATGCTATTATGGTGGCAGCTCGTATTCTCTCATACGGTAAAGATTATGATATCGAATACAAAGGACAAAAAATCACAGTAGACTTAAGTGAAATCAAAGATAAGGTAACAGAAGATGCTACTCCTACTGAAACCGGCGATTTTCTTTTTACTTTACCAAAAAGTGGGAACGAAATTACTTTTAAATTACTCACACACGGTGATGATAAAAAAGTAGATAGAGAAGTTCAAGGGTTAAAAAAAATTAACAGAGATAACGATACATCTATGTCTACCAGACTTAAACATATCATTACCTCAGTTAACGGAGACAGAGAAACTTCTACAATTAGACAGTTTGTTGATCAAGGACTATTAGCTCAAGATGCAAGAGCATTAAGAGAAGAGTACACTAGAGTACAACCTGATGTTGAATTTAAAGTTTACTATGTGGACGACAATGGTGTTGGGGAGGACATCGACGTCCCGGTAAATATCAACTTTTTTTGGCCTGACGCCTGAGGAAGCGGCAGAGTATAGAGCAGGGCTCTTTTCTCAAATACACGAAATAGTGTTTCATGGTAAAGGCGGCTATGATTTTGGCACTGTGTATAATATGCCGATATGGTTAAGAAGATTAACCTTCAAAAGAATTGCAGAATTCTACGAAGAACAAAATAAACAAAGCGGGAACTCAAAACCAGCAAACGATATTCCGAAAGGACCAAATATATCTCCGTCCTATAGTACAAAGGCTTCTAAATAATAGAGGCCTTTACTATTTATAAAAAAGAACACAGTATAAATGGCTGACGATTTAAACAACCCTTTAGGCGACCTTTCTGGATCTAAAAACAGAAAAAAGCAGCTTGATGAAATGAGGCAAAGCGCAATAGAAGCTAAAGCCGAAATACGTCAACTTGGACAAGAGTTTGCTGCTCTGCAAAAAAATGCTAAAGATCTAGGAGTTCCGCAATTTATTTCTTCCGCAGAAGTAGGCAAAGTTTCTCAACTTCAAGAAACTATGTCTAAAATGACTGTGAATACACTTAAAAGCGATAAAGCCAGAAAATCTTTTTTAAACGACATCGTTAAAGCAGAGCAAGAAAATGCTAAACTTATTTCTACTACCGGTGCAATTCAAAAAGAAATTAACGCTACTAATGCTCTAGCTCAGGATCGAGCTATAGAGGCATCCAAAATAATGAGGGATGCTGAGATTAAATATCAAGAGGCACTTGCATCTGGTAACAAAAAGAAAATAGAACAGGCAGAAAAAGATAAAGCTGCTGCTAAAGCTGCTGCATTGAGATTTGAGGAAGAAGAAGCAGAATTCAGACAACGAGCTTCTAATCTTACTGCCCAATCTAAAACTATAGAGGAAAGAATACAACATCA